TTAACGAACCCGATGACTTTTTGAAGGTTCGTGAGACTTTGACCCGTATCGGAGTAGCTTCAAGAAAGGAAAAGAAAATCTATCAGTCTTGTCATATTCTGCACAAGCAAGGTAGGTATTACCTCGTTCACTTTAAAGAACTGTTTGCTCTGGACGGCAAACACGCTAACCTGACTGTGAATGATGTTCAGCGTCGCAATCGTATTGCCCAACTTCTTGCTGATTGGGGTCTGATTGAGATTGTAGACCTGACTAAGATTCAAGACATTGCACCCCTGAACCAGATTAAGGTTCTTGCTTATAAGGATAAGGGTGATTGGATTTTGGAAACCAAGTATAATATTGGTGCAAAGAAGAAAAAGGTAGAGGATGCCGAATAATAAAGTGGGGAGTTCAACACTCCCCTTTTTTGTGCTTGTTGTATAATTAGTGTTGGATGCCGTAAGGGTCCACAAAACACAAACTCGCTTTTAAAGGAGCTACCATAATGACTAACCTCACAAGGTATACTGCTGCGGATCTTCCTGCACTGATGGAAAGAATCACGCGCAATAGTATTGGAATGGATGAATACTTTGACCGCATTTTTAATATTCACGAAACTTCAACAAACTATCCACCTTATAACCTAGTTCAGGTAAATAATGTAGAGTCGCATTTAGAAATTGCACTTGCAGGTTTTAAGAGGGAGGAGGTCAATGTCTTCACGGAGTATGGAAAACTTTTTGTCGAAGGACAAAAAGCAGATGCCGAATCGGATAGGACGTTTATCCACAAGGGAGTGGCTAGCAGAAGTTTTAAACGAGCGTGGACTTTATCCGACGACACAGAAGTCCGCGAAGTCACATTTGAAGACGGACTTTTACGGATCGTACTTGGGAAAGTAGTACCAGAACATCATGCACGTAAGGACTATCTCTAAATAAAAGAAAAACGGTGTATGAAGACCTTCACCCAGTTTCTTAATGAGATAAAAACCATATCATATCCAGCTGCTTGGAAGCATAAGGTTTATCATAAAGGTAGAGTAACCAATGTTGGTGCTGGAAGAGCAGTTCCAATTAACCCTGGAAGTGGTGCAGGTGATGGTGGTGGAGGTAATGGTGACTAAATATCTTTGAATATCGTCGGCGCTTTGCCGTAGAGGGGCAACTGGCAAAATCCAGTTGACGCCCCTCTTTCTTTTTGCTATAATACTTGGAGGAATACTCTTAAAATGACTATCAAGTTAACTTTGTTAAAGTCTGGTGAAACACTCATTTCTGATGTGAAAGAGTTGGTGTCTGAAGACTCTGAAACTGGTAATAGAGAAGCAGTTGCTTATCTCTTAAATAAACCACATAAGGTTGCAGTAAGAACAGAAGTTCTTTTGACCGAAGATGTGATTGATGATTCTAAGCGTGAAGTTCAAGTGAGTTTATCTCCTTGGATTTTACTTTCTGCTGATGAGGATGTTACAATTCCAGTGGACTGGATTGTGACTGTTGTAGAACCAGTTGCATCTGTTAAACAAATGTATGAGGAGAAAATTAATGGATAAAGTTGTTAAATGTGTTCTTCTTGATGTTGATAATGTTCTCATCACAGAAGTTGTAGAAGTTCTCGCTGATATTGGAGAACCAAATTGCAAACTAGTAAACCCATATCAGTTTTTTGGTGTGGATGATATGAAACCCTGGCCACAAGCAACATTTCAAAGAGAAATGATGATTAGTTCTGATCGTATTCTTACGATTGCTGATCCAACACCTGAAGTTATTGAAAAGTATCTTGAACTGACTGCCTGATGAGATTTTATACAAACGTCCAGATGGTCGGGGACAACTTTCTTGTTCGTGGTTATGAAGATGGTCAACACTTCATGACTCGTGAGAAGTTTAACCCGACTCTTTTTGTCCCTGCTAATAAAAAAACCAAATATCAAACCTTGAATGGGGAATATGTTGAATCAGTTCAACCTGGTTCTGTTCGTGACTGTCGTGAGTTTGTAAAAAGATATGATGGAGTAGAAAACTTTAAAATTTATGGAAATACTGGATACATCTATCAGTATATCTCTGAAATGTATCCTGAAGAGGAACTCAAGTTTGATATTAGTAAGATCAAAGTTACCACTCTTGATATTGAGGTTGCCTCTGAAAACGGATTCCCTGATGTAGAGTCTGCTGCAGAGAAAGTCCTTCTTATCACTATTCAAGATTATTCTTCTAAGAAGATTCGCACTTGGGGTCAAGGTCCTTTTAATAATCAACAGAAGAATGTTGAGTACCGTTCTTTTTCAAGTGAGTATGATCTTCTCAACGACTTTATCAACTGGTGGATGGTTGAAACCAATACTCCAGAAGTTGTGACTGGATGGAATAGTGAACTTTATGATATTCCATATTTGGTTCGTCGTCTAGATCGTGTTCTAGGTGAGAAACTGATGAAACGCATTTCTCCATGGGGTCTTGTGACTGAAACGGAGATTTATATTGCTGGTCGTAAGCATATTTCTTATGATGTTGGTGGTATTACTCAACTCGATTATCTGAATCTTTATAAAAAGTTCACTTATAAAGCACAAGAGTCTTATCGTCTGGATCATATTGCAAATGTGGAACTTGGACAGAAAAAACTTGACCACTCTGAGTTTGATACCTTTAAGGACTTCTATACCAAAGGTTGGCAAAAGTTTGTAGAATATAACATCATTGACGTGGAACTTGTTGACCGTCTGGAAGATAAGATGAAACTGATTGAACTTGCAATCACCATGGCGTATGACGCCAAAGCAAACTATGCTGATGTGTTTTCACAAGTTCGGATGTGGGACACCATTATCTACAATTATCTGAAGAAGAGGAACATCGTGATTCCTCCCAAGGAGCGTTCAGATAAAGACTCTAAGTATGCTGGTGCATACGTTAAGGAACCTATTCCTGGAAAGTATGATTGGGTAGTGAGTTTTGACTTGAACTCCCTGTATCCTCACCTCATTATGCAGTATAATATCTCACCAGAAACACTTCTAGATGAGAGGCACCCATCAGTAACTGTGGATAAGATTCTAAACCAGGATATTACGTTTGAACTGTATAAGGACAAGGCAGTATGTGCTAATGGGGCAATGTTCCGTAAGGATGTGCGTGGATTCCTACCCGAATTGATGGAAAAAATCTATCAAGACCGCACCATCTACAAAAAAAAGATGCTTGCTGCTAAACAAGAATATGAAAAGAAAAAGACAAAAGAGTTGGAAAAAGAGATTGCTAGGTGCAACAACATCCAAATGGCGAGGAAGATTCAACTTAACTCTGCTTATGGTGCTATCGGCAATCAGTATTTCCGTTATTACAAACTAGCAAACGCTGAGGCAATCACCTTGTCTGGTCAGGTTTCTATCCGTTGGATTGAAGACAAGATGAATGCCTATATCAACAAACTTTTGAAAACTGATGGAGTTGATTATGTTATTGCTTCTGATACTGATTCTATCTACCTTAATATGGGTCCTCTGGTTGAGCGTATATACAAGGGAAGAGAGAAAACTACTGAAGGCGTTGTTTCGTTCCTTGATAAGATCTGTCAGGTGGAACTTGAAAAGTATATTGAAGGTTGCTACCAAGAACTGGCTGAGTATGTGAATGCTTATGACCAGAAGATGCAGATGAAGCGTGAGAACATTGCCGAACGTGGAATCTGGACCGCCAAGAAGCGTTACATTCTCAATGTGTGGGACAGTGAGGGTGTTCGTTATGAAGAACCCAAATTGAAGATGATGGGTATTGAGGCAGTCAAGTCATCCACTCCTGCTCCTTGTCGCAAGATGATTAAGGATGGACTCAAGTTGATGATGAGTGGAACAGAAGAAGATGTCATTGACTTCATTGATAAGTGCCGTGAGGAATTTAAGAAACTTCCTCCAGAACAGATTGCTTTCCCTAGAACTGCTTCTGATGTTCGTAAATATCATTCATCAGCAACAATCTATGCTTCAAAAACTCCTATTCATATTCGTGGAGCACTTCTGTTTAATCATTACATAAAGGAAAAGAAACTAACAAACAAGTACTCACTGATTGCTAATGGTGAAAAAGTCAAGTTTATTTTTCTAAAAAAACCAAACATTATTCAGGAGAATGTGATTTCCTTTATTCAAGATTTTCCAAAGGAACTTGGTCTTGACAAATACATTGACTATGAACTACAATTTGAAAAGAGTTTTGTAGACCCACTGAAATCTATCCTTGATGCGATTGGATGGAATGTGGAAAAAACTGTAAACCTTGAATTATTTTTTGCCTAATGGATCTGCCTATTAATGATCAAGAACTGAATACAATTGTAAAAGCAATGGCTCTTGGTGGAGACACTGCCTTATATCAAAAACTTAAATTGGTAAAAGAACTTAAAGAACAAGGTTTGCCTTATAAAAAAATACTTCGTGAAGAATACGGGATGGTGGCGTGATGGATTTTCTTAAAGAAATTGTAAAGGAAGTTGGTGGAGAATACACACAACTTGCTGCAGATATTGATGAGACGGAAAAGTATGTTGATACAGGTTCATACATTTTTAACGCACTGGTTTCAGGTTCTATATTTGGCGGTGTATCTGGGAATAAAATTACTGCTATTGCTGGAGAGTCTTCTACTGGAAAGACTTTTTTCTCTCTCGCAGTGGTTAAGAACTTTCTTGATACTCATCCCGATGGTTACTGTCTCTACTTTGACACTGAGGCTGCTATTAATAAGGGACTTTTAGAATCAAGAGGTATTGACCTTTCTAGACTTGTTGTGGTTAATGTTGTAACCATTGAAGAGTTTCGTAGTAAAGCACTCAAGGCAGTGGATATTTACTTAAAAAAACCTGTAGATGAACGCAAACCTTGTATGTTTGTGTTAGACTCTTTAGGTATGCTTTCAACCGAAA